ACCAGATTGCCCTTAAGGGTGTGCGGGACCGTGTAACGAACGAGGCTGATGGTGAGATCGCGAAGAAGGAAGTGCGACAACTCACTCAGTCCCGCAAGGACGCAATTCAGGCTCAAGTCGACAAGCTGCCGGATACCCCGGATGGTCAAGCGGCGAAGGCTGCAATGGCTCGATACAAGAACGGCTTCGTCGACGATAAGTCACTGGTCGATCTGGAATCCAACGGACCCCTGAGTAAGTCTGTAGCCGACAACATCCGTCAGCATCAACGCATGGAAGCCCTCACGAGTGCTGCGGCAACGAACTCTCGTGGTCGTGAAGCACTGGGCGCTGGTGTTCAAGCTGGTGGTGCTGCTCTTGGGGCATCCATCGGTGGGCTGACTGGCGGTGGCCCTGTGGGGATCGGTCTAGGTGCTTACCTTGGCAACCGCCTCGGCAACACCCTGAAGGATCGTGTGCTCGGCAACGGCACGATGATGCAGCGTGGTATCCGAAACCTGACAGGCAAGAAGGAAATCGACACGGCTCAAGCTGTGCTCGACAAGTTCGGCCCGTCCTCGGCAACCAAGGGACTCGACACGCTCACGAACGCTATCAAGGCAGACGTGACGAACAAGACTCAGGCTGCTGCTCAGAAGGCACGCCAATCCGCAACTGCAAGCAACCTTGCGAACTCCCTCAAGACTCGTCAGGCGAACTCGGCTGCTACGCGTGCTGAACAATCGGCTGCTCAAGCTGAAGCGGAAACACTCGCCTCGAAGGCCCAACAGGCTCAAGAAGCGCGTGCTGCTGCGTCTACCAAGAACCTCGACAACTCCATCGCTACTCGACAGGCTGCTGCGGCTGATACCCGCAATGCAACCCGCTCGGCTGCTTCGGACCTCGCTGCTCAAGCGAAGGCTGCTCAACAGGCTCGTGCTGCTGCAACCTCGAAGAACCTTTCGAACTCCGTAGAGACCCGTCAAGCGCAAGCTGCGGATCGTACCGGTGCTCGTATGGGTGCTCAAGGGACCGCGACGGCTGAAGACGCTGCCCGGACTGCTGATCGTGCTGCCCGTGTTGAGCAATACGTTGCTGAACGCTCGGCCAACTCTAAGGCTGCTCGTGTCGCTGCTGAAGCTCGTGCAGAGAATGAAGCCCATGCTCTGGCTGGCTCGAAGATCGCCTCTGGTGATTGGTCGGGTGCCAACATGCAGAAGCCTGTGCTGGAAACGCTGCGTTCACATACCGGTGCGAAGAGTGTTGAAGAGTTGAAGTCGACCCTTCAGTCCCTTGCGGCATCACATCCTGAACTGGCGCAACACATCGGGCAACTGACGACCACAGGTTCCAAGGCAATCCCTGAGAAGGCGTACTACCACATTCAGGATGCTCTGAAGGGTGCCCATGGCGCTGCTCCGGTGGCTCCGATGGCTGAAGGTGCTCTGTCGGCTGGTAGCAAGGTCTACAACCCCATCGCGTATCAGGAGAACGTTCGTCAGGCTGGTAACGCTGTCGATTCTGCTCTCAAAGCTGCTCCGAATGATTCCCTGAAGTCACTCGTGCAAGAGATCGCTCAAACGCGTGGTCGTGAGGCCCGCAAGGCAATCCTCGCTGCTCGAATGAAGGCAGCTTCCCCGGAAGAGCAAGAGTTCCTGAAGAACCACGTTCAACCCATGACGAAACACGGACTTAAATGAAAGCAACCGACGTCCTCGGACTTCTTGACGCCAGCAATGGTGTTGAGTCGTCCGCAATCCTAACCGCCGAAGAGAAGCGGGGCATTCAACGCGAATTGCTCCGTGTCATCCCTACGGTATCCATGTACCCCCAATCCGAAGCCACGCTCACGGCAACCCTGCGTGTGGTGACGGAACGTGCAACTGAACCTACGAAGGAGGTCAAGCATGTCACGACCGACAGCCCGAGTAAAGCAGAAGCCAAGGGGAAAGTCGCCGTTCGTGGAACTCGCAAAGACGCCTGAAGGACGTGCCCAACTAGCTGAATGGAGAGCGAAGGCTGCTCTCTCTCGGCGTGGGCGTCCCCAAGGTGCCACTGACGGTTTCACGGCATATCAACGCAAGAAGATGATCGAGAAGGCTTACGCCGGTATCGACGAAGTGAAGGCATATATGGCTGATCAAGGTATCGAATTGCCTGAAAGCGGTGTCGCTGCAGAAGCGATCGATGCTGCTATCGGCGAAATGCGTCGCAAGGACCTTTCCCCCCGAGACAAGCTGGCGGCTATCCGCACAGTCCTCGAATGGTCGAAGGCCAAGCCCGCAAGCAACACCAATCTCAACGTAACCCGCCCCGAGGACTTCTTGGAGGCTCTCGCAAAGGAATAACGTATGTCGGATGTCATGGCTGTGCGCAAGCGGCTGTATGAGGATTTTGAGTTTTACGCTCGGCACGCCCTGAAGATCCGAACGAAAGAGGGTGAGATTAAACCTCTCATCCTCAATCAAGCCCAACAGATTTTCATGAAGCAGGTCATCGATCAGCTTCACACAACCGGTCGGGTCCGCGTGATCGTCTTAAAGGGACGACAGCAGGGCCTCTCGACCATCATCGAAGGGATTTTGTACTGGTGGACTTCTCAGCATAAAGCTCAGAAGGCGCTCGTGATGACGCACAAGGGCGAGTCTACGACCGCTCTGTTCAACATGACGAAGCGTTACCACGACAACGTCCCTGCGATCCTCAAACCCTCTACGAAGTACTCATCGCGTAAGGAACTCACCTTTGACATCCTCGATAGCTCCTACATGGTTGCTACGGCGGGTGGTGATGGTGTTGGACGGGGTGAAACCCTCCAGTTGGTTCACATGTCCGAAGCTGCCTTCTATCCGGCCGCAACGGTTCGCGAGAACATCAACGGTCTCATGCAGTCCGTACCAAATGCCAACGGCACGTTCGTGTTCATCGAATCGACCGCCAACGGTATCGGCAACCCTTTCCACGAGATTTGGACCAAGGCCGTAAGTGGCGAGTCCGAATACATCCCGTGTTTCATCCCTTGGTTCGTTCAGACCGAGTACCGCAAACCGGTGCCCGAAGGATTCGAACGGACCCCTGTAGAAGACACGCTGGTCGAGAAGTATGGTCTCGATGACGAGCAGCTTATGTTCCGTCGCCACAAGATCGCAGACAACGGCCCTGAGATGTTCAAGCAGGAATACCCCTGCCACGCCGATGAAGCCTTCCTGACCTCTGGACGCCCTGTATTCAACCTTGAGCAACTACAAGAGCGCCTCGAAGTGGCTCCTGACGTTCTCCGTCGTCTCAACCTGATCACCGACGATTGGGAAGAGCATATCCGTGGTGACCTCGTGATGTACCGAGAGATTGACCCCGGTGGCCGCTATTACATCGGCGCTGACGTTGCCATGGGTTACAAGGGCGGCGACTGGTCCGTAGCTCAGATTCTCGATTCAAAGAAGCGCCAAGTCGGCACGTACAGGTCCCAGATTCAACCGGACTACTTTGCGACCGTTCTGGCGTCTCTCGGATACCTCTTCAACACAGCGAAGATCGGTGTCGAAAACAACAACCACGGCATCTTAACTGCCACGAGGCTCGGCAAGGACCTAGCGTACCCCGACCTCTACTTCGAGACTCACGTCGACAAGCAAACCGAAGACGAAACAGTTGTCTTTGGATTCCGAACGACCGTGAAGACCAAGCCCCTGATCATCGACATGCTCCGCGCAGCTTACCGCGAGGGAGAGATCGAGGTGAACGACAAGACGACTCTCCGTGAGTGCCAGTCCTATGTCGTCACCGATGAGGGCAAGCTCGAAGCTGAATCCGGCTGTCACGACGACTGCGTTATGTCGCTCGCGATTGCTAACTTTATCCACGAAGGTCACTACGAACCTGTACAGGTGACTGATGACTATTACTGTGAAATGATCTAATGGCTAAGGCTTCTAAGAACAAGCCTGTCGAGAAGGATGAACTGAAGTCGCTCGTGCAACGCCAGCTTCGTGCTGCGTCGGTGTACTACGACTCCAAGCTCTCCTCGGAACGACAGAGTGTGCTTGAGTATTACCAAGGCGAGAAGCCTGCGCCCCTGCACAAGGGCAACAGCAAGTACGTCTCGATGGACGTGTTTGACTCGGTTGAATCGCTGAAGGCCGTCCTCTTGGAAACCTTCAGTGCAGGTAATAGGATCGTCTCGTTCGACCCGCAGACCGATGCAGATGTCGAGCCGATGAAGATCGCCACGGCCTATGCTGACTACGTGGTCCACCGTCAGAACGACTCCTACAACATCTTCTCGCAACTGATTCATGACGGCCTCGTAGCTCGCTGCGGTATCGTCAAGGTGTATTGGGAAGAGCGCATTGAAGAGCATACCGAAGAGTTCGAAGGGATTTCCATCGACGACGCGGAAGCTCTCATGGCGCAGGATGACGTCTCCGATATGGAGATGGAAGCTGACGAAGAGACGGGCCTCTACAGCGGCTCACTCACGCGTACGGTCGACAAGTCACAGGTGGTGATCGACAACATCCCGCCCGAAGAGTTTCTGATTACCTCGACGGCATCGAGCATCAAGGATGCAGGTATTGTTTCCCATCGGACCCGCAAGACGAAGTCCGAGTTGAAGGAAATGGGCTACGACCCGAAGCTGATCGCAGAGATCGGTTCCGGTGGCTCCGCAGATGAACTTCAGTTCTCTCAGGACAAGCAGACCCGCTTCGAAGACATCGGCGCAACGTTCATGGACGAAGAAGCCTCGGAAGTCCAAGAGGCATCCGAAGGTGTTCTGGTGTACGAGTCATACCTGTACATCGACATGGACGGTAGCGGCATCACGAAGTTGTGGAAGATCACAATGGCTGATGACGTCATCCTCGACAAAGAGGAAGCCGAATGCAAGCCGTTCCTGCACTTCTGCCCGCTCCCGACGCCCCACGCATTCTACGGTTCCAACTACGCTGCTCGCGTCATCCCGACGCAGAACGCACGCACGACGCTGGTACGAGGCATTCTGGATCACACGGTTATCACCAACAACCCCCGCATGATGGTGGTGAAGGGTGCCGTGACGAACCCCAAGGAACTCCTCGAAAACCGTGTCGGTGGTCTCGTGAACGTGACACGCCCCGATGGTCTCCTTCCGCTCCCGCAGTCCGGCCTGAATCCCTTCGTGTTCCAAACGATCGGTCTTCTGGACAGCGATAAGGAGCAGACGACCGGTGTCTCCAAGTTGTCCCAAGGGTTGAACAAGGACGCCGTCTCGAAGCAGAACAGCCAAGGCATGGTCGAGAACCTCGTGTCTCTCTCGCAGCAACGCGAGAAGATCATGGCTCGCAACTTCGCGAATCAATTCATCAAGCCGCTTTTTCTTGAAGTTTACCGCTTGGTACTCCTCAACGAGAAGAAGCAGAAGGTGATGCGAGTCGCTGGTGCCTTCGTTCAAGTCGACCCGCAAGAGTGGGCTGAAGAAGTCACCTGTACTGTCGAACTCAAGCTCGGTTACACGGAGCAAGAGCAAGAGGCACAGAAGCTCGCGCAAGCTGTCGCCACGTTGAATCAAGACCCGCAGATCGCTCAACTGATCACGCCTGACAACAAGTACTACATCGCCACGCAATTCCTTGAGAAGAGCGGGTTCAAGAACGTCGGCCAGATGATCACAGAGCCTAGCAAGATTCCGACACCTCCGCCTGATCCGATCAAGATGAAGGAACTGGAGATCGAGGAACGCAAGGTCGCCGTGCAAGAGGCTATTGCAGGTACTTCGAAGACTAAGGTCGAAGGCCACATCGGCATCGAACAGGTCCGTACTGACCTCGACAAGCTCAAGCTGCAACTGGAGAACATGCGCAAGGAACGCGAACTCGACATCAAGGAATTCGATTCCACGTCGAAGGCTGCTATTGCCGTTCAAGAGATGGAGCAAGCGAAGGAAATGATCGCTACAGACCCGGCATCGGGCAAGGCCATCGTCTCACCTAACTAAACCCCAATGATCAGCGAAGAACTGATGATCAAGCGCGGACTCGCTGCCGATGAGCTTCTGGAAACAGAGGCTTTTCAGGTGGCGTGTAACGAGCTTTACAACCAATACATTGCAGAGATCACGATGAGTGCCATCGAAGATAAGGAGACCCGAGAGAATCGGTTTCTCCAACTTCGTGCTCTCCAAGAGATCACTGCAGAACTCAAGGGCTGGTCCGCACGTAAAGACCAGCTCCTTTCCCCCACTGAAGAGTAAAACCAAACATGACCACGACCACCCAAGAGGGCGTCAATCAAAACAACGTAGCACTGGATGAAGATGGTGCTGCAGATGCATTTCTGAAACGCTGGAGTGAAGAGGACCCGGAAACGGTATCCGAGACCCGCGAGGAAGAAGAAGCAGAAGACGAAGACGAATCGTCCGATGCTGAAGCGGAAGAAGATCAGGAAGACCCTGAAGACTCCCAAGAGGACCCTCAAGATGAGGACGAAGACGCAGCCGAAGATACTGAAGAAGATGAAGACAAGGCGTCCGACAAGGAAGCCAGCGACGACATCATCGTCAAGATCAAGGAAGGCGACAAAGTCCACGAGGTATCCGTCAAGGACCTGAAGCGTCTCTACGGTCAAGAAGCCGCACTCACGAAGAAGTCGCAAGCAGTAGCAGATGAACGCAAGGCGGTTGAAGCAAACGGCGAGAAGCTGGCTGCTCAACTTCAACGAGTGTATGACAAGGTCGCGGCCCGGTGGAAGCCGTACGCCGAAGTCGACATGCTCGTAGCCTCGACGCAGTTGGACGCTGAATCGTTCGCTGCTCTCCGCGCTGAAGCAAAAGCTGCATACGATGACTTCCAGTTCGTCACGCAGGAATGCGACAGCTTCGTCGCCAACGCGAAGGAAGCCCAACAGACCTCGCTCCGTGCCCAAGCCGCTAAGGCTGTCGAAGTCCTGTCGGAACGTATCCCCGGCTGGAACGAGAAGGTCTACAACGATGTGCGTGCATTCGCAATCAAGACCGGCATGAACGCCGAAGTGGTGAACCAGCTTGTCGATCCGGCAGCGTTGGAACTCATCCACATGGCAATGAAGCACGCCTCGGTGAAAACCGTGGTGACCAAGAAGAAGCAAGCGCAACCGAAGAAGGTCATCAAGACGACCAAGCAAGTTACGCGTGCTGACATCAAGAGCGAGAAGGCCGACAAGGCGATCCAACGACTCCGCAAGAGCGGTTCTGTCGATGACGCTGCAGATGCCTTCATGGCTCGCTGGTCGAACGAGTAAGTAGTACCTCCAAGTCTCCAAGGCCCTTAGGTGGGCCAATCAATTCACTCCATATAGGAAAGCATCAAAATGAGCGCAACCGCATTCAAGTCGTACGACCAAGTTGGCAAGAAGGAAGACATTTCGGACGTGATCAGCAACATCGCGCCGACCGCGACCCCGTTCCAGACCCTGATCAAGGGCGACAAGGTGTCGAACACGCTGTACCAATGGCAAGAAGACGACCTCGCAACGGTCGGTGACAACGCTGTGGTTGAAGGTGCAGACGCTTCGGACAGCACGATGGTCGCAACGAAGATGCGTGCCAACACGACCCAAATCTTCCAGAAGACGGTGAAGGTTTCGGGTACGGCTGACGCAGTCGACACGTATGGTCGCCAGAAAGAAACGGCGTACCAACTTGGTAAGAAGTCCGCAGAATTGAAGCGCGAACTCGAATACCACCTGATCGGCAAGTCGCAGAACGCCGTGGTTGGTGATGAAGTTACGGCGCGTCGCTTCGGCAACGTGTGGGGCCAAGACCAGACCGGTCAGAAGATCATCGCCACGTCGAACGTGGTTGACCACACGGCTGTCCCGGCTGCGATCTCGGAAAACGACATCCTGTCGGTGAACCAGAAGCTGTACGAAGCAGGTTCGGACGCATCGATCATCATGATCAAGCCCGCTGACTCGCTGGTCGTTGCTGGCTTCGCGAATGCTGCTGGCCGTATGCGTGACTTCGACACCGGCACGAAGATCGTGAACGTGGTTGACCTGTACGTGTCGCCGTTCGGTGAGCAGAAGGTCGTGCTGAATCGCTTCATGAAGGCCGACTCGGCGCTGATCTTCGATCCGTCGAACTTCAAGCTGTCGACCCTGAAGGGCCGTGGCTGGAGCCGTACGCTGCTGGCGAAGACGGGCGATGCTGACCGTCACCAGATTCTCGGTGAGTTCGGCTTCAAGCACGCGAACTACAAGGCTTCGGGCGCGATCATCGGCCTGACGGGCACGAACCCGATGCTGCCGTAAGCATCAAGGGGACCCTTCGGGGTCTCTTTAGATTCACAGACGTCACCCTCTGCATGCACGGTGGCGTCATCCACTTTCAGCCCTTAGGCGTCCTACTCTCGCGCCTCGGGGCTTTTTTATTTCCCATGACACAACTCCTCGATACATCACGCAGTGTCCTCTCGAATGACGAGGGTCACACCATTGAACGCGTCCAACAGATTCCCCAAGAGTTCCTCGACAACCTTCGGGCCAAGCGAGACGTCTCCAAAGAACGCCGCGAACGCGAGTTCATGCACTGCGCATCGATCCCGGTCGTCGTCGTGGAGAAGTGGCTCGCAGAAGGCTACAACGTCTATCTGGAGCCTGTCGGTAAATCCATGGCGAAGTTGAAGGCCGAGAACCTCGAATACTTCCTCACCACTGCCAAGCAGGTCTAAACATGAATCGCGCTGAAATCCGTACCAAAGTCAAAGCTCTGTTGAACCGTAACGACTGTACGGACGAACAGGCGAACATCTTCATCGATCAAGCTCAGACACGTATTGAACGTACCTTGCGTGTCCCGGGTATGGAAAAGATCAGCATCACCACAGGGAACGCACTGACCCCCACGGATCAGATCGTCATCCCCTCGGACTTCCTGAGTGTCAAGGAAATCTATAGCGATGCTCGCGTCCTGAAGTACAAGGACCTGTCGCACTTCCTTCGGTTGTCCAAGGACGCTGGGAGTCCTGAGTATTACACGCGGGTCGCAGGGTCTTACCTACTGCGTCCCATCGTTCCTGAAGGTGTCTCGCTGTACACGCTGTATTACGCAGCACAGCCGAACCTCAGCACCGATACGGCCGAGAACCTCTTCACCAACGTCTGCTCCGATGCGCTGATCTTCGGCGCTCTGGTCTTCGCTGCTTATCACTTCGTTGATGACCGGGCGATGGACTTCGAACAAGCGCTCCAGACGCTCCTCGGTGAACTCAATGAACAGGCACGGATGACGGACATGGAACAAAGCTCCATGGCTATCGAACCTGCATACGGGAATTATTAATGTCCAGTTTCTTCTCTCAACCGCCCGCTGTGCCAGCCGATCAGGGGGCCAACGAATCGTCGTTCTTCTACGGTGAAGCCGTTCCCCCTGAGGCCAACTCAACGGATCGCTTGCTCGACCTCTTGGCTGGGCAGCTTGCAGACGTGGAGAGCGGTCGTGCTCGTGCTGAACAGGCCGCTACCAACTCTGAGGCGTCGGAGAAGAACGCTGCGATCTCCGAGGCTAACGTCGCCGGTCTTGCTCAACAGGCAAACGACACGCTGAACGCTGCGAACGCGGCGAGCATTACGGGAACCACGAAGGCTGCTGAAGCGGCTGTAAGCGCTGCTACGGCCACCGCACAGGCATCCATCGCTACCTCGGCGGCTACGTCCGCTGTGTCCGCACAGAACGCCTCTCTGGCTAACCGCGACGCGACTGCGCTGTCTGCATCGGATGCTGCGGCCTCCAAGGCTTCTTCAACGGCCTCTGCTGCCACGGCAACGACTCAGGCTGGTATCTCCACCACGAAGGCTGCTGAAGCCGCTACAAGCGCCTCTACGGCCACCACGCAAGCCGGTATTGCCACGACGCAAGCTGGCATCGCCACCACGAAGGCAGGGGAAGCCTCGGTATCCGCTGGGAACGCTGCAGGTTCGGCTTCGGCTGCATCCGGTAGTGCCTCAAGTGCCTCGGGGTCCGCTGCAACCGCAACGACCCAAGCGGGTATCTCAACGACCAAGGCATCTGAGGCTGCTGCTTCGGCTGTAGCTGCGGCTGCTGCGGCTGCTTCGGTTACCCTCCCGATTCCTGTGGGGTCCGGCGGTACAGGCTCCACGGATGCCGCAAGTGCCCGAACGGCGCTGGCTGTCCCCGGTCTAGCCTCTGCCAACACGTTCACCGCTAACCAGACGGTGCAGGGTGCGGCTAATCCGGTTCTCGCCATCAACGAGACTGGCGGCGCTAGTAGCTCGATCATGGCTTGGAAGTCGGCTGGTGTGACCCGCTGGGGTCTGGTGAAGGACGGAACTCATAAGTTCTTGCTTCAGCGTATGAACTCGTCTGGAACGTTCGTTGACAATCCAGTAAGTGTTGACCCGGCCAACGGCAATGTCACGCTAAGTGCTGCTCTCACAACGACGAACTCCATTAACTCTGGCGGCACAATCAACGCGCTTAATGGTGCCGTCGAGATTGGCTCGATGAGTTCCGCGATGACCCCGTTCGTCGACTTCCACTCGTCAGGCACGGGCAGCGACTATGACGCGCGGATTATCGCGACAGGTGGTAACGCGACGACAGGTAGAGGCAGTCTGGATATTTACGCTGCCAATCCTACCTTCCAAATGGGGGCTGGAGGTAGCTTTGCCAACATCGTTAGCAACACGAACCTAACGGCCTTGTTGCTCAACGCGAACGGATACAAGCCGCACTTTAGAGCGAACGCTGCCAACTCCTCGTTTGAGTGGATCAATAGCGCGAACAATGCGTCGAACATGACGCTCTCCGACGGCGGTTATTTGACCGTGCGCAGCGGATTGACAGCAGCAGGTATGACAAACAGCGGCACGTTTGCGCAGAACAGCACGCTGTGGGTGCAGAACGCCAACTCACTCCGACTCGATGGTGGAAGCTACAGCGGATACCTACGCGGTGACAACGCTGGTCT